ACTGATTTCAACCACCGCGCCGTCAAATTTCCCTGCGCGTATATCAGCATCCAAAATCACGTCTGAACTCAGCAAGCCTTGCGCCGAAGAATTATCGAGTGCGAAACCAAGACGGCTGTCTATATCCGCAGGACTTAATCCTGATGCGGCTTGATAAACTACACCGCTAACGGTCAAATTATTATCATGATCGGTAAATCCGAGCACAGTACCGTCCGCACGTGTGAGCTTCCAAACCCAACAAAGGGTCGTCGCTTCGCCGCTAATATGCGCCGCAAATTCGGGGGAAAAATCACGCATTTGTCAAAATCTCTATAAGTGGTACATGTACGGCACCGCCTGCCCCAAAACTCTCTAATGATGTGCTCAACTGCTCCGCATCAAAGCGCACGGGTACGTCAAATTCAAACACGGCGGTAATCACCACACCATGTGCGGGCGCCGTAACAAACGCAATTTTTCCCGTGGCATTATCAACACTAAACGTAGTTGTGAGCGTGGTGCCTAGCTTTACAATGAGAGATCCTGGCTTAGGTTTAGTGATATTGCGCCGCCAAGAACCAACGGCATCTGCATAGGTTTTCGATAATTGAAATTCTGTGGTTTGACCGTCACCAGTCCCAATTTCTCCATCGGCTTTATAATCCATAGGGTCGCGAAAACGAAACCCGTAAAGTTGCCCGCGCCTAGCTTCAAAAAACGCGACCAAAGTCTGCACATCTTCAAGGCTTTTTATACCGACCCCGGCGTCGTAACGGCGGCGGGAATTCGCCTGAGCGGTATTGCGCTGCTCATGACCATTGGCAAGGGTGATGATTTCTGTCTGGCGAACCGGGCCACCACTGGCCCCAAAGGCAAGCGGCAACGGAAAGCTGACATCGTGAAATGACGACATGATTTTGTCCTTTAATTAAATAAATTTTTGGCCTTGCGCAACGGCTCGCGCCAGAGAGGCCGAGATTTGTCCTTGAGATTTTTGGAAACCACTCGCATCGCTAACGCCAGTGATATTCATAACGACATTGAGCGGGTTTTGTTTTTGGCTTGAACCGCCGGATGAACCTTTTGTGGCCCCAGCTAAAACGTCACTTAACGGATCTATTATCAATTCCTGTATTGCTAATGCCGCGAGGTCGCGCGTAATGGCGGCGGCCATATCCCTAAAGGAAAACTCGCCTGTGCGAGCTGCGCGCTCAAGTGCCTGCGCAATGCGTTCACTGGCTTGCTCAAAGCTTTGCGCCGCCAGTTCAGCCGCATCTTTGGCCGGGCCTTCTGCAAAATCCGCGAGGGCTTTTTCGGCCCCATCTGTATCTATCATTTTATTCCTCGCTTTTGTTCTCATCAGGATAAATGTTCATTAAATTACCAAGGTCTATGCGGCCCAAGCCCTGCTCAGCGTCACCTGCCAGCAAGGCCAACCAGTCACGCACCGACATCTCCCAAAACGCGTCGGGCGTCATGCCGAAGCTGCGCACGGCAGTTTTTAGCCACAGATCAAATGGCCACTCCTGGATTGGCTCGCTCATGCAAATGTCTCTTCAAACAAAGAGGCAATGGCAGGCATATAGTCCATGGGCTTGGCACGTTTTATCATTGCGGGGACGCGAATTTCACCTGTGTGGTCTTTGGCGCATAGCAAGCATTCAAGCAAAGTCAGGGCTTCGCCGTTGCTGCGGTTTTTCTGACCAAAACTGCGTATTTTCCGCGCCAGTTCCAACGGCCCTTTGACACCGAGCCGTGCTTCGATTTCCGCCAAACTGCCCAGCGTTAGACGCAAACGATAATTACGGCCTTCAATTTTTACAGCCACATCACCCTTTTGATAGCCGTTCATTATAACACCGCAAATACAGGCTTACCCGCACTGACCAACTGTAACTCATAACTGGCTTCACCTTTGTAAGAGCCTGCATACATGAGGGTCGAGATGAGAAATTCACCTGTAATCGTGCCGAAGTCCGGGATGATAATTTCGTAAGTTTCTGCGGTTTGCGCAAAGAAACTAGTGCGGACAAGCGCGTCCGATGCACCATCGCGAAAGATACCTTGCCCGGCTATTTCAACGGACTTTATACCCGCCCCCGGTAACAACTCGCGCCAAGCTTCGTCGCTCTCCGAGTGTGTGATATCTATGGATTGCGCATTAAATTTCAGGGTCTTGGTCCGTAGCCCTGCGACCGTGATAAATACATCCTGATCGTTTTTGATTTTGACGAGCATATCTCGCCCGCGTTGTGCAGCCATGATGGCCTCCTTTTATGATGATGGTTGAGTGGTGGCATTAAGCCGGATGAGACCGTGAATGGTACGGCCATCGGGCGCACGAAACTGGTCGGTGAAAATCACATTGGCGCTGACCAAATGCCCGGTATCTAATTGCCAGTTCCCGTTTTCCAAAGCCCCCGACACGGCCTGTATCATGGTCATAGTTTCGGCACGTCCCCCATATCTCGACCACAAATGTAGGGTCAAATTATGTGCAGTCATCGGGCTATCATCGCCGCCAATGTCCTCGCTACGCATGGGGCCGTAGGTCAGATACGGATAAATCGGATCTTCGGGCGGATGGTCGTATAGGCGCGGGGTTTGGCCCAAAACGCTCTGCACGGCGACATCACTGCTAAGCGCCAAATGAATGGCTTTTGCCAAGGCTTGGGATTGATTGGTATCGCTCATTGTTCTTCCTCCTCGCATATCAAATGCAGGCGCTCATGGCGCAAATCCGGATCGGACGCGGATAGAACCCGTAAGGTGCGTTCATCCCACAGCAACCGTGCGCGCTCGGGGAAATCCCGCTGCCAACGAATGGTGACCAGATAGGTTTTGGTGATGGCGGCGCGACCGTTCTTAGATCGTTCTGTGGCCGTATTGGGTTTGATATGTGCCCAGGCCGCACCGTACAAAACCCATGTAGTTTGCGAGCCCCCAAATTCATCGGGCGTAGATTGCGGCACGTAAATCCCTAGCCGTGTACGCAGATTACCAATCATAGCCGTACCCAGCGATAAGGTGCCAAAAGCGCATCAACCATGATAGGCACGCTCGGCGTTTCCGACATTTCGCGAAATTCGTAGGAATGGGCAAGTAAAAGCAAAATGGCTTGCCGAATAGGTAAAGGCACATCATCCGGCGTGTCGCCATAACCTGCTTCAAATTCGACTTCCAGCGTAGTAAATTCAGCCAGATAATCGGTCCAGTGTTTACCAGGTTTCAAGCTAATTTGCCCGGGGTCGCGGCGTCTGGTTACGGTGTAATCCACGTTTGGAATATCCACAGCCTGATCGTTTTCTGCGATTAGCGTAAGGCGCGTCACGCCAAGCAATGGCGGGCGCGGGACGGTAAAACATTTGCCAGAAGGAACGTCACAGCGATAAATGAAACTACGCCGGATTAACGTGCGGCCAATCATGTTTTCCACACGGTGGCGCGCGGTTTTTATCAATGTATCAATGAGCGTATCTTCATCTGTGCCGTCAATGCGCAAAAAGGTTTTGGCATAGGCAAGATCAATCGGCTCCACCGCAGGGGCGGCCAAATCTATAAGGGACATAATTTTCTCGAAATCGTAGGGTGTATAAAAGTGGCTGTCCCCGCAAGGGGAAACGAGGACAGCCTATCGTGCAAGCGGGGACTAGCTCGCAGCGAATTTCAAAAGCTTAATGGCGTTGAAATCCTGAATGCCGCCGCCCACACGTTTCGTCGTGTAGAACAGCACATATGGTTTGGCAGAATACGGATCGCGCAACACACGCACACCTTGACGGTCAACGATTAGATAACCCCGGCGGAAATCGCCAAAGGCAACCGAATAGCTGTCGGCTGCAATGTCTGGCATGTCTTCAACCTCGACCAATGGATAACCCAGCAAAGACGATGGTTGGCCAGCTGCCTGAGCGGGTTGCCAGATATAATTGCCGTCTGCGTCTTTGAACTTACGCAAAGCACCAACCGTGCGGCGGTTCATCATAAAGCTGGAGCCCGTGCGGTAGCGGGGTTTCGGTGCATAGATTAAGTCGATCAGCGCATCAATCGGCGCGGAGCCGTCAAAATCGCCGTCCGTGCCCGTGGCCACATACCCGACATTACCCCAAGTATGGGATGCATCTGCGACATTGGTATAGTTTAAGATACCGCTCGGTTTGTTGGTACCGTTACCATTGGTAAATGCAGACGTTTCTTGCGCCGCAAACACATCACGGACCTCATCAGCCAGCCATTGATCAACATCGGCTACACCGTCGTCGAGCAAGATTTGCGTTGCCGCTGGCATAGCGTAAAGCTCACCAGCCGGGAAATCCAACAGCTCCATTTGCGGGGCGGTCGTTTCAGGACGCGCGTCAATTTCACCCGCCCAGCCTGAGGTGGCACCGCCAGCGCTGACGGGTTTTTTAAACGCACCCGCACCAATGCGGCGAATGCTGGAAATAGCCCGAAATGGCGAAGATTCAGCAAGTGCTCTGTCAATGCGGCTCTCGGTTTCAGCAGGCGCGACATAACCGCCTTCTGCGTCAACGCCGGAACTTAATCCTTTGCTTTCTAGGGATGTCAAAGCCGAGCCATCGCCAGAACGAATATAGGACGACCAAGCCGATTTGGCTTCACCGTTATTTGTGCTAGCTCCTAATTGAGGCTGCGCATTTTTAATAGACAAACGCTCAATCTTGCTGGTCTGTTGGCCCAGTGCCGCGTTCAAGCGTTCGACCTTATCGGTTAAAAGCGTGTCGGCAGATTGCTTGGCTTCAATTTCTGCCAATCTTTGATCATTAGCGTCTTTGAAGGCCGCGAATGTTGCAGAAAAATCAGCATGGGCCGTCCGCAATTCAGCGGACTTAACCATTTTGACTTCCTTTATTTCTTGGGGGTTTTGGGGGGTGGTTTTTGAGTTTCTCACATTTTTCTCCTGTGTGAGGTTGAAAGTTCATTAGCGAACAAATCGTCGATTTGTGTGATGCGCGCACTGCGCAACATTGGGAAGGCGACGATAGAAACCTCCCAAAGATCAAGTTCAATAAGCTCGCGCCCGCCGCGCAAATTGCGGCTGCGGCTTGTACGGTATCCAATAGAAAGCCCGCTGAGCGCACCACTGCGCACGAGCCTTGCGGTTCGGTCCGCCCGGCTGTCTCCAAGGAAGATATCGCCAGAGACAAACAGTCCGGTCGCGTCTTCGAACATCCTGTGCCAAACCCCGATAGGCTCCTTGGTTTCGTGGGCAAACAGCATAGGAAGCTGCCCATCTTTCAAAGATAAAAGACTGGCAGCAAAAGCCCCCTTGCGGACGAGATCGCCGCCAAGATCTTGCTGACCAAATAGACTGGCATAGCCAGATATGCGCATACGATTCGTATACGGTTGAATATGTGTATTCATGTTAGTTATTTCTCTAAGTTAGTGCAAAATATCTTCCCTTCCTCCGTTCTTACGGGGGAAGTGGGCGCTTCTTAGCGCTCGATGTGGGCGCGCATCTTGCGCGTAACAAGCTTGCGGTAAATACTGTAAATCGTAACGCCGTAAGAACGGGGTAAGAGATATCTCAATTATTTTCCTGGTCGAGACGATGCTCGATACGTTCTAATGACTGGCGTGCCATGGTCATTTGCTCTTCAAGGCGTGCCATGCGCTCAGAAACTGGCGGCGTCATGGCATGGGTTTTTTCCAGGTTTTTCAACCGGGCCTCCGCCGCGCCGCCCCACATCAAAGCGCCTGCGCTTTGAACGGCCAATGTCACGATAATGCCAATGCCTACGGTGCGGTCGAGTTTAAACCCGTTCATTGGGCCACCTCATCCTGCAACCCGGCCAGCCCGCGTTTTTCAGTGTCGCTCATAAACCCGACCTCGCTCAAGGCCTTCCAGCGCGCCGCGCGCTCTAAAGCTAGAGCCGGAATATTATCTTCATCTGTAATAATGCGCAGATCATCACCGTACCAATCCGCCAACCAAGTGCCGAGACCATCAGCCGTTTTACGCACCAGTGGCAATATAGTTTGACGCCAAAATGCCAGATTGGCTTCTTTATAATTGGCGTAAGTATTGTCGCCCGGAATGCCGAGCAACATGGGCGGCACCCCAAAGGCCAAGGCAATTTCCCGTGCCGCTTCGCGTCTGGCATTTAAGAAATCCATATCGGTCGGGCTCATGCTCATGGCTTTCCAATCGAGCCCGCCCTCTAGCAATAAAGGCCGCCCCGCTGCCCCTGCCCCGGCGTGTTTATTGTCCAGTTCAGTTTTAAGCCGCTCGAATTGTTCGTCGCTGAGATGTTCTGAACCGCTCGCGCCTTTGTATATGAGCGCCCCGCTAGGCCGCGCCGAATTATCCAACAAAGCCTTTGTCCAAACACCGCCTGCATTGTGCACGTCGACGGCCTTTGCCGCGGCGGCTAGAGGTGAAAACCCGTAAATATCATCGCTTGGATGAAACAGACGCATATGATGAATAGGCGACCGCCCGCTGGCAGGGTCGGTGTTAAAACGTCGCCGTTTGCCACCAACTTCATAATCCCACGCGGTCGGCCAGCCCGTTTGG